GTGGTGGAACTTGTGTTCAAGAAATAGGTATGCATCCAGCAAATATTCAATATGAGGGAAACAGATTAATTGCATTTACAGCTGACTTGTTTCATCAAGGTATGCCAGTGAGTAGAGAATGTTATCAATTAAGAACTTGTATCGTATTTAAAACAACATGGAAAGATAAAACTAAATCTAAATGGTATAATAAAAATAAAAATCTAAAACCAGAAGATGTGAAAGTAGATATCGAGTAATGATGAACTACTACAAATTTATTGGACATTATAAAAATATAGTTAGTCAAGAATTATGTAATGCTATAATTGAAGAAGACTTTGATTACAACGAATCTACATACTCTACTCATGAAGGCCAGTCACCAGATTGGAAAAAAAATAAAAGAGTTAAAATGGATGAGATATGGATTCGTAAGGACAATGTTTACTACAATGAGTTAAATCATGCTGTTACTGATGTGGCAGAAAGATACTCAGAAGAAGTTAAAACAAATAAAAGAAATTTTGTAGCACATAAGACAACAGACTTTAGAGTTAACAAATATGAAAAAGGTGGATACATGAGTTTACATTGTGATAATATACATCATAGTCATGGTCAACAATATGGATTTCCACAAGCTTCAGTTTTATTATTTTTAAATGATGATTATAAGGGTGGTGAATTTGTTGTGTCAGAACTACAATTAAATATAAAAAAAGGTGATGCAATTATTTTTCCTTCAAACTTTATGTTTCCACATGAAGTTAAAGAAGTAACAAAAGGAACACGCTGGAGTATAGTATCATGGTTGATGTAACACAACACAAAGTATTTCCTACTTTAATAAATGAATTTCAATTTGATATGGATACACAAGAACATGATTTAGTTATTGATGAACTCAATGATATGGAAAAGTATAAAGAAAATAATCTTATTACTCAAACCACAGATGACTTGTCCAAACATATACCAAAGTTTACAAAACAAATTTTTGATATAACAGAACACATATGTCAAAAGTATTCATACTTATATGATAGATTAGAATTTACAGGTATGTGGGCAAACAAATTAATTAAGGGTGAAGTACATCCACCACATACACATTCAAATAATATTTTTTCTGGTGTATATTATTTAGAGGGTGGTTCACAAATACAATTTTTTGACCCAAGACCACAAGCAAGTGTATTGCATCCTAATTTAAAATATACTACATTTGATAACTCTAGTATGATAGGATTTGATGCATCAAAAGGACATGGATTAATTTTTCCTAGTTGGTTACAACATTGGGTATCAACAACAGATACAACCAGAATTAGTATATCATGGAATGTATTATTAAGAGGTGACTATGGACAACCAAACACATTACAAAATTCACATATCTAAACTCAACGAAGTTTATTTAAAAGTGGAATGTGATAACTCTGGTATCTGTTATGAGTTAGTACAGTACTTTACTTTTGAAGTGCCTGGGCATAAATTCATGCCAGCATTTAGAAATAAAATGTGGGATGGTAAGATAAGATTATTCTCAGATAAGACAGGTAAAATATATGTAGGTTTATTATCTTACATCAAAGAGTTTTGTGAAAGAAATGAAATAGAATATGTTATCGCTGATGATGTTGATGATACAGATAATTTAGATATAGAAAAAGTAAAAGACTTTGTTAAATCTCTTAAACCAAAATCAAAAGGAAAAGAATTAGAAGTTAGAGATTATCAGCTTGATGCTATACAATGTGCATTAAGTAATCACAGAGGTATGTTAGTATCACCTACAGCGAGTGGAAAGTCATTAATCATATATGCACTTATAAGATTCTATCATTATTTACTAAAAGATAAGAAGATATTAATACTAGTGCCAACTACATCATTAGTAGAACAGATGTATTCAGATTTTATTGACTATGGTTGGAATGATAAATACTTACATAGAATATATCAAGGTCATGAGAAAGACACAGATAAACCTGTAATCATTTCAACATGGCAGTCACTCTATAAGTTAGATAAAAAATATTTTGAAAATTTTGGATGTGTTGTTGGAGATGAGGCACATCTATTTAAATCTAAGTCATTGACTACAATCATGACTAAACTAATTAACTGTAAATATCGTTTTGGTATGACAGGCACTTTAGATGGCACACAGACACATAGATTAGTTTTAGAGGGATTATTTGGCAAGGTAGAAAAAGTAACATCCACAAAAGAGTTAATGGATAAAGATACTTTAGCTAGTCTTAAAATTAAGTGTCTAGTGCTAAAACATAAAGAAAATGAATGTAAAGAAGTAAAGGACTTAAAGTATAGTGAGGAACTACAGTATATAGTCGCTCACAAGACTCGTAACACCTTTATTTCAAGACTTTGTGATAAATTGAATGGTAATACACTCTGTTTATATCAACTAGTCGAAAAACATGGTTTGGTGTTGTACAATCTAATGAAAGACTTTGATAGAAAAGTATTCTTTATACATGGTGGAACAGACACAGAAACAAGAGAAAAAATTAGAGCAATAACGGAGAAAGAAACAAATGCAATCATTGTCGCATCGTATGGTACATTTAGTACTGGTATTAATATTAGGAACTTACATAACATCGTGTTCGCAAGTCCATCTAAGAGTAGAATACGAGTGCTCCAAAGTATCGGCCGTGGGTTGCGAAAATCAGATAAAGGGAATATACAAACAACGCTTTTAGATATTGCTGATGATTTTACATATAAAGATAAAAAGAATTTTACTTTAAATCACTTTCTAGAACGAATAAATATATACAACGAAGAAGAATTTGATTACGAAATAGATAGGATAAGGATATGACAGACAACACTACTAGAGTAATAAAATTGGCAAATGGTGAGAGTATCGTTTGTACTTGTATACCCACACGAACAGATGAAGCTTCTACTAAACTACATGTACTACATCCATTAAAAATGGAATTAAAAAATAGAATCACCAAGAAAGGTGTTGTTGAGGCGTTATCTTTATCTCGTTGGTTACAACCTTTTACAGAATCAGATGAATTTGATATTGAGAAATCAACAATCATAACAATCACACAAGCATCATATGCTTTAAATAATTACTATCAATTTATGTTAGATTCTTATAGTGCAGCTGATGCCGAAACAAATGAACCTATTATGCAACCCAAGAAAGAAGAAATATACGAAGAAGAAGATGAATTAGATAATTCAGAGGAAGTAAGACAAATGTATAATGAATATGTTTCAGTATTAAATAGCGATAATAAAGAAAAAGAAATGGTACAAGAGGAAATGTCAGAAGAAGAATTAAATGATTTACCTATTTCAAATACTAAACATTAACATCCCTTTAGTACTATAGTATTATCTCGGCGGGAACATACCGATTATAAAGGATAAAACAACTATTGTCAAGTTAATTTTACAAATAAATTTAATTAAATAAAATACAAATAAACATTGACAAAACATGTTCAATTTAGTATTATAACATCATGACTACAACAAAGAAAAAAGGCGTACATTACATAGACAATAAAGAGTTTCATGCAGCTATGATTGCATGGAAAGAATTGTGCAAAGAGGCAGAAGAAGCTGGAGAAGAAAAACCTCAAGTAACGAATTACATAGGTGAGTGTTTTTTAAAGATTGCAAATGGATTATCATACAGACCTAACTTTATTAATTATACTTATCGTTCTGAAATGGTTTCTGATGGTATAGAAAACTGTTTACAATATATACATAACTTTGACCCAGATAAGTCAAAGAATCCTTTTGCATATTTTACACAAATTATATACTATGCATTTTTAAGAAGAATTCAAAAAGAAAAGAAACAAACTCATATCAAAAATAAAATGATTGAGAAACAACAATATGAAACCTATACTGTGAATGAAGGCGATGATACAGTTTATGATGTAAGAGGTTTTGACCCAGACATTATGTTGCCTGATGAAGATGTATATAAAGTAAAGAAAAAAGAAAAGACAACAACACCAGAGGGGTTAGAAACCTTTATGGAAACTTCTGAAACCGATACAGAAACTACTTAATGAAAATAGCAATAATTACTGATACTCATTTCGGTGCAAGAAATGATAATGTGAATTTTAATGAATACTTCTATCAATTTTATGAGGGAGTGTTCTTTCCATATTTACAACAAAACAATATTAAAACAGTATTACATTTAGGTGATTGTTTTGATAGGCGTAAGTATGTTTCATATAAAACAGCAAAAGATTTTAGAGAGAGATTTATATTACCATTTAATGTATTAGGAATAGACTTACATATGTTGGTTGGTAATCATGATATCTATTATAAGAATACAAGTGAAGTAAATTCTCTTACCGAATTACTAGGTGGTAAACATAATAACATACACATCTATGATGAAGCAACAGAAGTAGAATTTGATGGTTTACCAATATTACTTATGCCATGGATTACACAGTCAAATCAAATCTATGCAGAGGGTATGATTGATGAAACTAAAGCTGATGTATGTATGGGTCATCTAGAAATAAATGGTTTTCAAATGAACAAGAATGTTATCGTATCACAAGGTGGTCGTGAAAAAGAATTCTTTAGAAAGTTTGACACAGTTATGAGTGGACATTTTCATCACAAGTCAGATGATGGTCAAATCTATTATCTTGGCACACCATACGAATTGTATTGGAATGACTGGGAAGATAAAAAAGGATTTCATATTTACGATACAGAAACAAGAGAGTTAGAAAGAATAATCAATCCATATACGATATATGAAAAGATATATTATGATGATTCAAAAGAAAACTATAAAGAACATGATACATCAAAGTATCAAAACAAATATGTAAAACTCATTGTAGTAGTTAAAAAAGATTTATATCAGTTTGACCAATTCCTAGACAAGTTATATTCGGCAGATGCTTTTGATATAAAAATTGTCGAAGATTTTTCAGACTTAGATGCAAGTTCAGTATCAGATGATATTGTAGAAAATACAGAGGACACAGTAACACTACTAAACAAATACATTGATGATTTACCTATTGACTTAGAAAAAGATAGATTAAAGAATCAAATGAAATCTTTATATACAGAGGCACAAGACTTAGACTTAGAATGATTATATTTGAAAAGGTTCGTTGGAAAAACTTTCTTTCCACAGGAAACCAATTTACAGAAATAGATTTGAATCGTAATGAAACTACACTTATCATAGGTGAGAATGGTGCTGGTAAATCAACAGTACTTGATGCATTATGTTTCGCATTGTTTGGAAAACCATTTCGTACAATAAGTAAATCTCAATTAGTCAATACAGTTAATGCTATGGAAACTGTAGTGGAGATTGAATTTAGTATTGCAAGTAGAAAGTATAAAGTCATTCGTAGTATCAAACCAAATAAGTTTGAGATATGGCAAAATGGTGTCATGTTAAATCAAGAAGCTAATAATCGTGATTATCAAAAGATACTGGAACAACAAATACTAAAACTAAACTATCGTTCATTTACACAAGTTGTAATATTAGGCAGTTCAACCTTTGTACCATTTATGCAATTAAAGGCAAAATTTAGGAGAGAGGTTGTTGAAGACTTATTAGATATTAAAATATTTTCAACAATGAATATATTGTTAAAACAAAGATTAAAAGATTTAGTTGCAGAATTACAAGAAGTAGAATATAATTATAAGTTATCTGGTGAAAAAATAACTATGCAAGAAGCTTATATTAAAGAAACTAATTCTAACAAAGATTCAATAATAGAATCAAAACAAAATGATTATCATTCCAATTCAGTATCATTAGATGAAAAGATAAATGATAAGAAAGTATTAGAAGAAACTCAGAAAACACTATTTGAATCAGTTAAAGACCAAATCAATGTAGAATCTAAAGATGTTAAATTAAAAGATATACGCTCTACACTTATAGAGAAAAAGAAAGAAAAGGATACCATGATTAAGTTCTTATCAGAGAATGAAGATTGTCCTGCTTGTGAACAACATATAGACAAAGACTTTAAAAATAAAATGATAGATATTAAAAAGGTTGAATCAAATGATATTTTAGATGGTCTATACAAAATGGAATCTGAATTAGATAAAACAAAAAATAGATTAGATGAGATAAGTGGAATTACAAATAAGATACAGGATAACTCAATACAGATTGCACAGTTAAATACATCTATAAAAGAATTAGAAAAATTTCAAGAAAGATTATCTAATGAAATTACAGAATTAGAAAAGAGTGCTGTAAATAATTCAGATAAAGAAAAACTAAAAGTATTGAAAGAAGAATTTGATGGTATAGAAAAGAACAGAAAAGATTTAAAAGAGGAAAAGGTTTACAAAGAAGCATCAAGGGCTATGTTACAAGACACAGGTATTAAGACTAAAATTATTAAACAGTATCTACCTATCATGAATCAGTTGATTAATAAGTATCTGGCATCTATGGAATTCTATGTTAACTTTAGTTTAGATGAAAACTTTGATGAAACAATTAAATCAAGATTTCGTGATAACTTTAATTATGCCTCATTTAGTGAGGGTGAAAAAATGAGAATAGATTTGGCATTATTGTTTACATGGAGAGCAATTGCTAAAATGAAAAACAGTACAAATACAAATTTATTAATACTAGATGAGATATTTGATAGTTCGTTAGATAGTGCTGGAACAGATGAGTTTCTAAAAATACTAAACACACTAGAGGGTGAGAATGTATTTGTAATCAGTCATAAACAAGATGTATTGGTGGACAAGTTTAAACACACACTTAAATTTGAGAAGAATAAAAACTTTAGTAAAATGGTGGTAGCATGAGTGAAGTATCAAAATTATTAGAACCCAACAATCTTATATTAAGAACCCATATGGAAACTGTAAGTAAAGATTGTGATAGAGAAAAAGTCAGACAAGACTTAATAGACTCTATGGAACATTATCAAGGTGTTGGTTTATCTGCCAATCAAATAGGTATTGCAGAAAGAGTCTTTATCATGTATGAAGATATCAATACTAGAAAAATACTTACATGTTTTAATCCCAAGATAGTAGAAACATCAAAAGAAGAAGTATCTATAGATGAGGGCTGTCTTACCTATCCTGGCATATGGTTAAAAGTTAAAAGACCGATTGCAATCAAAGTTGAGTTCGAAGATGAAAAGGGTGAAAAACATGAGAGAACATTTGATGGATTATCATCTAGAATATTCCAACATGAATATGACCACATGGAAGGCACAGACTTTACACAAAAGGTATCCAGATTAAAAATAGAAAGAGCAATGAAAAAACTCAACAAAACAGTCAGAAAACTACAAAAGTCTAAATGAGAATAATTCTCATTAACAGATGATTTATCCCATATTGTACAATATTTGTACAGCATCAATCTAAATTATTTTACAAATCCTTTATAAATCAATAACTTATAGACTTGACAATACCTGTTAGGGCTGTTATAATGGTGTTGTAAATTAAATTGAGAGAGTAAATTTATGACAAGAAAAATTTCCCAAAATATTAAACTAGAATCTGTAAAGGATAAATCGACCTTAGTCAAATTATTGGCAGAGGAAGATGTTACTGTTACATATCAGAAAGCACAGACTGCTAGTTTTAATCCTGTGACTAGACAGGTTATCTTACCTATATGGAAAGATAAATCAGAATCGGTTATGGATATGATGTCACTTCATGAAGTGGGTCATGCCTTATATACACCAGCATCTTTATTAGAAGATGGTCATAAAAAACAAGTTAAACATTCTTTCTTAAATGTTTTAGAAGATGTTAGAATTGAAAAGATGATTCAAGATAAGTATCTTGGGTCAGTAAAAGTTTTCAAAACTGCTTATACAGAATTATTAAAAAAAGACTTTTTCGGTGTTAATGGAAAAGACTTATCTAAACTTAATTTAATTGATAGAATTAATCTGCATTATAAGAATGTACCAAATGTGCCATTCGATAATGATGAATTAGAATGGGTTGATAAAGCAAATCAAACTAAAACACCTGAAGATGTTTTAAATCTTGCTATTGAATTACAAAAATGGATGTATGCAAATCAGAAACAAACTGAATCAGATGATATGTTTAAATTAGATATTGAAATGCCTGATGAAAAATCAGAAGATAAATCTGAGGGTGGAAATTCTGAATCAGATGATTCTAATAGTTCAGAAGATGGCGACCAAGAATCAGAAGATACTAATGGTAGTGGTGATTCAGATTCAGATGATGAAAAAGATTCAGATGATAAATCAGAGAATGGTAAATCTTCTGATGATAAAGAATCAGATGAAAAAGAAAATGCAGAAACTGCTAGTTATGGTAAAGGTACTGGCCATGATGATTCAGATTTTAATGGTATCGAAGCAAGGACTGATGAAAACTATCAGAAAAAACAATACGATTCAGTTGACAACGATGCCAAGGGAATTGAATACTTAAATATACCTAAAGTAAATTTAAAAGAAATCATTGTTGACTACAAAAGAGTTAATAAAGAATTGACAGAATATTATAATGAAAAAGTTAAAGGTAGAGAATCAAATCAAAAATTCATGGACTACATTAAAAAAGATATTGTTAAATTCAAAAAAGAGCAATCACAAACTATATCATATATGGTTAAAGAATTTGAAATGAGGAAATCTGCTGACTTATATAAAAGGTCTACTGTTGCAAAAACTGGACAGTTAAACATGAATACACTACATAGTTATTCTTATAATGAGGATATATTCTTAAAAATGAATGTTGAACCAGGCGCTACAAATCATGGACTAGTTATGTTCGTGGATTGGTCAGGTTCTATGTTTGATAACTTTTACAATACAATCAAACAGACTTTAAATTTAGTTTGGTTTTGTGAGAGAGTAAATATTCCTTTTGAAGTTTATGGATTTACAAATGGTTATGGTAGAGATAGAGGAGATTCTAACAAACATATTCATGCTCAAAAAAGAAAACAAGATGATATGATAATTAATGAATTAACTTTATTAAACCTATTATCAAGTAGAGCAAATAAAAAAGATATGCAAGAGGGTCTTGAAAATATATGGACATATGCTCACTATTATGGAAGTCAACTTGACCAAACTAATATGCCTAAAAATGAATATGGTTATGATAGTATGTATCCAATTAGTCCTGCTGCTGATTATCAGTTGTACAGTACACCATTGAATCATACAATAGTTGCTGCTATGGACTTAGTACCTAAGTTTAAAAAAGACAATGGATTACAAAAAGTTCATACAGTATTTTTAACTGATGGTGCTAGTAATACTATTGACCATAAATACGATTATACAATGCAAGATTCTAGACCACTTAACGAACAATATGATAGTAATGATAAACACATTCCTTTACCAGATGATTATCAAGGTACGATTCTTCCTACACACATTGTTATGGCAGATAGAACATTGGTTGTTACAGACCCAGTTACTAAGAAAAAGTATATTGAGGAAAAGGATGAAAATGATTATTACAGAAGATTCTCATATTCAAAACAGACAGAAATTCTGTTATCGTTCTTAAAAGAAAGATTACCAGAAATGAGTATTACAAACTTCTTTATTGCTAGTAGAAATAGAAAAGGTACATTATCTAAAAATGATATTGCAAGAATCTTTGAATTAGATTCTTGGGATGATGAAGATAAAATTAAATCTATTCAAAAAGAAATTCTAAAAAACAATGTTGCTGTTTGCAAAACTGGTGGGTGGGATGAAATGTATGTTCTGCCTGGTGGAAGCAAACTAGATATATCAGATGATAATATGTCAGAGATTACGCCTGGAACTGCCAAGAAAGGTGAGTTGAAAAAAGCGTTCTCAAAAATGTCCTCTGGTAGAAAGAATTCTAGACCATTATTGAATAAGTTCATAGGAATGATTGCTTAATGAGAATCATTCTCAAAAACTATTTTCAAAAGTCTAGTAAAATAAGGGGTTTCAGGCCCTTGACAAAACCTGCCCAGACCTGTTATAATGGGTATATAAAATGAGATATGTGAGGTATCAATATGAAAACAAAAAGTGAGTTAACAATTATTCTTAGTGAAAAGTTTGGAAATGAAATTTTGACTAGGAAAGATATTAAAGATTATTTAGAATCAGAAAATCTATTAGGTAGTATTGCTTCGGCAGGTGCTATGACTAGATTCTTAGGTACTCAATTAAATAAAGTAGGCCATGGTTTGTATCAATTACCCAATGGCAAAAATAAAAAAGTAAAAACTAAAACAGTAAAAACTAAAATAGTAGAAACTAAAATTCCGAGTGAAGTTAAATCGACACCACAAGTTTCAGTTTCTAACAATGAAAGTCAATCAGTTAATCTTATGGTAAATACAGAAACTCAAAATCTGATTCCAAGTCATTTTGAGGGATTTGTGCCATGGGGTCATTGTGCGACAATTAAAAAAGTTATTAAATCCAAAATGTTCTATCCAGTTTTTATCACTGGTTTGAGTGGTAATGGTAAGACATTAATGGTGGAAGAATTACATAGTCAATTAAAAAAAGAATTGATTAGGGTAAACATTACAATTGAAACTGATGAAGATGATTTACTCGGTGGATTCAGATTAATCAATGGTGAAACTAAGTTCGTTCCAGGCCCTGTTATTCAGGCAATGGAAAGAGGTTGTACTTTACTTCTTGATGAGTGTGATTTAGGTAGTAACAAACTACTTGCATTACAACCTGTATTAGAGGGTAAAGGTGTTTTTCTTAAAAAGATTAACAAGTGGGTTACACCAAAAGCAGGTTTCAATGTAATTGCAACTGCAAACACTAAAGGTAAAGGTTCTGATGATGGCAGATTCGTTGGTACGAACATTCTGAATGAAGCGTTCCTTGAAAGATTTGCTGTTACAATCGAACAACCTTATCCAAGTTCTGCTGTTGAGAAGAAAATTATTCTCGGTAGTATGGATAAGTATGGTAAGAAAGATGAAAAGTTTGCAGACAATCTTACAATATGGGCAGAAGTTATTAGAAAGACTTTCTATGATGGCGGAGTTGATGAAATCATCTCTACTAGAAGACTTGACCACATTGTTAAGGCATTCTCAATCTTCAATGATAAAATGAAATCAATTGAGTTATGTGTATCAAGATTCGATGATGATACAAAAGAATCATTCATGGACTTATACACTAAGATAGATGCTGGTGAAGATGTACAAGGTATATCAGATTCAGATGAAAATCTAGATGACCCAGAAGATGAAAATGAAAATGAAGATGGTGGTGCAGTAAACTACTAAGATTCAAACTTCATAGTTTGATACCTCAGGCTGGGGGAACGAAAGTTCCCTCAGTTTTTTTTACAATCTATAGGCATAGGTTGTATAAATAATAATGTGAATGCCTAATGGGTTCACATAAAAATAAACTTTGCTTAATAAGGAGGCTTACTATTATGGTAAAACTAACACACTTTGATATAAATCAATTCGCACCTTTTACAGTCGGATTCGATAGAGTTTTTGATAAACTCGTAGATTATGGAAA